TTTTTAGTCTTATCTACAGCGTCTACAATAGCGTTAGCACCTTTGTATAACTTGTATGCTTTATTGGCAAGGGCTGTTATACCTATAGCACTAGCTACTGCTGGGGCTAACGCAGTTGTTCCTGCAATTGCTGCAGTAGTAGCAACAGCTGTACCTATACTACCAGAACTATCAGAAATAGTAGCTGGAGCAGCAAGAACCGAATTCTTTAGAACATCCCAATAGTTGCCTTCAGCAAGTGACTCAGTAACTCTTCTCTGTGGTGCGTCTACTAACCTTTCACGATCTTGTAACGAAACACCAGAAGCTAAGTCAGCATCTGCCCTGTTTTCTGCATTAGTTCTTTCTTCCCCAGTAAATATGTCTGATATGTTTGTACCAGTTTGACGAAAACCAGACTCCATAATATCTAGGTAGTTACTATTACCATTACTTTGTTCTGGTGTAAATGCCCCCCCAGCAAGACTCATTGGGTTATTTGGCAAATAAGGATTAACAACAGGATTAACAACAGGGTTAGTATCTGGAATACCAGTAGTAACTTCTGATGGAGCTAGGCGTTCTTGTTTTTCAGCTATCCTAGAATTCAATATCTCCTTCTTTTTATCGAATAGAGACTGTGTGTATATTGGTTGAAAGGCAGCAGTAGGATCGTAAAAGGGATCAGCCATGTTATTTTCCTATTATTCTATTTGTCTCTTTTTGTCTTCTAATAGTAGAATTTATTAAGGCAGATCTTTTACCTTTAACTCTACTCTTTTCTAGCTTATACATAGCTTTTATTACACGTTCATTATAATTAGTACTTTCAGGAGAACCTACACCAGATATTTCTCCTAACTCAACAGCTAGTTTTCCACGCTCTAGTAGTTGTTCTTTCATGAAAGAAGACATATTTTTACTGTAAACACCGTTACCTACTATTACTTCATTTAATGTTGTAGTAACAAACAATTTGTCTAACTCTGCGTTGTACTTAGGATCTACTTTATTAAACTCTTCTACTTGTTTAGACACTACTGAGATATTAGGGTTTACACCAGTTACTAAGGGTTCAGTAGAGTTTACTACAGATTCACTAGGGTTTACTGCATATTCATTAGGGTTTACTGGGTTTACGCCAGAAGTTACTAAAGGTTCCACAGAATCTTCTGCAGTTACACGAGAATTTACTAAAGATTCGGCAATAGTATTAGGTTGTGAACCCTTACGACTATCTTTACGGAATATAGGGGTATTTATAGGTCTACCAGTAAATATAGAAGGCTCCTTCCAGTTGTTAGCAGATCTTTCTTTTTCAAGATTAAAAATAGTTGTTACAATAGCATTAGTTCTATCAGCACCTTTTAAGTTTTCTATATTAGGAATACTTAATGTTCCCTGTTCTAAGCCAGCGTTACCTCTTTTTATCATTTCTGATTTAGTTCTGTGTTTTAGTGTATTAACAGCCCACTCAGGTCTACCTTTCAAATCTTTATTTGGATCTAGGGAATTAAATATTTGTGTAAGATTCTTCTGGTACTCACCAAGTTCTCTAGAATCTTCTTTATTTGCCTTAATAAACTCTGCTTGTTTATCAGCTTTTCGGTTAAGTATTCTGTTCAATTCTGATGTATTTTTAACTTCATCTGTAAAAAGTACATCAGAAAGCTCTACGCCTTCAGGTGGTTTTTCACTGTTAAACTTGTTACTTAAATTTTCATAATCTTCATCGTAACGGTCCAGTTCTCCTTGTTGTTTAGGTGTTAGACTATCAAATGCTGTTACCACAGTTGGAGAATTTACACTATTATCTGTACTTACTTCTTTATCTTTACCAGTGAAAATTTTGTTAGGAGCTACTACACTAGCTACGTCAGTGTTTACTTCACTTCTTTCACCACTTTCACTACTTTCACTAAGTAACTTATTCAGTGTAACAACATCTTTAGTACCTGTAGTATCTGTAGTACCTGTAGTACCTGTTTTAGTACTCACTACTTTTGGAGTGTCTGTACCAGTAACTACTTCTGTAGTACCTGCACCAGAAGGTGCTAGACCAGACATATATTGTGTTACTAACTGTTCGTCTGTTTGCCTCCTTGGTGCGCCTAGTTGCCTGATAGCATCAATTTCTAAACCTCTCATTATTTTATTTTGTTCAGCAGCAGCAGCAGCAGCAAGTTGAGATTGCTGTGGATTTCCTGCGTTGGGGTATGAAAGATTGCCAGTTTTGCTGTTTATTAGTAGATTTTCTTTTGCTTCAATACTTTTAGCAAGTGTTGTTAAATTTTTAAGACCACTACCTCCTTCAGCTATATAGTTGTAGTCATCTTTTAAAGTACCATCTGGAGCCATAGCGAACACAAGAGCTTGTTGCATAGCTGTTGCACTTAAAACACCCAGTTTAGACAGATTAGCAACAGCAATATTAACATCAGACAGAGTAGTGTTATTATCATTAATATCCAATCTGATACCAGCAACATGAGATGGTGTTGTGGCAGTTATACCAACAGCATCAATAACGGACTTTGCTACATTACTTATGTCTAGAAGATTACCACCTTTGTATAGAGAGGAGACGTTTCCTTGTGTACTACCCTTACCATTACCATAGTTAGTAAAGTAGTTACTAGTGTTGGGGGCATTTTTTTCTGTAGCATCGATAAGTTTAAGTATCATTGCTTCACTTTGAGTAGGAAACATCCTACCAAGTTGTTTTGCAACTGATGCATCAACTTGTGCACTAGTAAACTGACCTGATTGTACTAACGTTCTGCGTAGCTGGTCAGCGAAAAATGTAGGATCAACACCAGCTCCACTGTTATCTTTTATGACTTTGTTAATAAAACCAATTTTAGTACTAACATCGTTTATTGCACCATCACCTTCAAAATCGCTAAGATTGCTGTACTCAGGGTATTTTTCCAGTAGTTTGATTACGTTAGGGTCGTCCGCACGATGCGCACCAGAATACGCCAAACCTGCGACTATTCCTTCTTCTGTTTTCTGGCGTTCTAAATCTAGTTTCTTTAGTCTAGATTCTTCGTCTATAGCACGTTGAGTTGCACCTTCGGTCCATTGCTGGCTTGCCTTGAATTGAGAGTTTTTGTCTAATCGTTCTTCTTCACGAAGACCTTGTTGTTGGTTAAACTGGTTTTGTTGGTTAAACAGTCTTTGTGTAAACTGATTTTGTTGTACTACTTCAGCTTGTCTTTCTGCTAAAGCTTCATTAATACTACCAATATTTTGTGCGGCAGTAGCGTCTTGAAGAGCAGCAGCCTTTCTAAGAGCATTTGAGTTACTGTAATCAATACGATCATTACTAGATTTAAAAATTGCCATATGAACGCTCTTTATATACTTATTAAGTTATCGCACTGCCATCGACTTTCGATGCATTAGCTTGTGCCATTCTTCTTTGCCATTCTGGTGATCCTTCTGCGACACTATTTAGTAGTAAACCATTACGTGTCCTTTCCATTAAATCTTGGTTATATGACAAAGTATCATTAGCAAGACTTCTATTGTAAGAAGCAAGCTCAGTACCCGCCTGTCTTTCTGCTAACTTACGGCTTTTGTGTGCATTATACATATTGTAAAGACTACTTGCTCCTTGAGCAGCAAGACCAAAATTTTGCATACCTTGAGAAAATGGACTTAATTTTTGTGAATCCATAAGACTTTTGTACTGATCAAAAGTAAGTCCTTGTTGATTTCCACCTGTAGGATCAAAGTTAATTAAAGGTTTGTTAGTATTTTGGTCAGATGCCAAAACACCATAGCTAGTACTTTTAGGAGTAGCAAGACTACTACTATAGTTATTTTCGATATAATCAGGTACTCTTACAGGTTGATTAAAAGGTAAGTTACCAAAGCTATTAGTATCATCTTTAATAAACTTACCTCGGCTAATTAAACCTTCGTTAGTTATACTTTTATTGCGGATAGCGTCTGCAGCTCTGTTACCTACAGTAGGATTTGATTCATATGCCATAATTTATTTACCGTTTTTTTACACTACGCCCAAGATTAGAGCATTATCATGATAGTTACCTACTAATGTATCATAATTATAGAAGCTAGAGAAGTCATATTGCATAGGACCAGCCATGTACCTTAAAGTATCTGGGCTACGTAAGTATGCTAGGTAGGTCGGGTTTAGTCCAGACTCCTGAGCTTCTATAAGACCAGCTATTTCCTGTGACCTAGTATTGAACTCATCATTTATCCTAGCTGACTCTTCTCTAAGAGCCATAAGGTCTGAATTTATATCAGCTGTTAGTATATCTGAGAAAGTAGTTACAGCATTTAAAACACTAGCAGGGTCAGAAAATAATGTACTTCCACCACCTGTTTGAAATGTTAAGTAAACTGCTACTGCAGCTACTACTGCTTTTAAGAAGTCGTTGTCTATAGTATTTATTATAGCTATAGCTACTGTCATTATAATGTAGTTTGATATTATTTTTATAAAGAATTCCTTACCTAAAGTAGCGGGATTAAAGGTTATAACAGCAATAACTATAAGAATAAACTCCATAAATGAAGCGAATAAGCTAGTTTCGTACCACTCTAAATGAGTTAGTGTAACACCGTAAAAGTTTAATCTTAATGATGCATTAAGTAATTCTATCTGCTCTAAAGGTGTTAAAGAGTTAACAGAAAAGTTAGAGATAAGTACAGTAAAGTTACTATTACCTAACTTGGAAACACTCATATTCTCATTTCCGTTACCAGCTATGAAATCAATTCCAGATAAATCATTTAGTACTATAACTGAACACGTAGTAGGATTAATTTGTTTACGCATAGTTAATGTAGTTATAGAAGTAACAGAATGGTTATATGTACCTACACTACCAATAACAAGTGCCTGTGTTGAAGCAGACTGAGTAGACCAAACTAAGGCTTTCTTAACGTTTTGCTCTATGAAAGTAGCGTAGTAGCCTTCGTCATTAAGATCACTATTAAAATTAACAGCTTGTGTTGTTACTAAACCATAGAACATTTCGTAAAGTATTTTTGATACTACTTTAGAAGTATCTGTAGGGTTTACAGCGAAAGTTAAAAACACCTCTGGTACGTTAGCTATATCAGGATTTTCCTCTACCTGTGTCATTATATCTTCAAAGTTTAAATCTAAAGTATCAAGTAACGCTACTGTGCCATCGTAGTTAGCTTGTCCTTCAGTAGCTACACTTACTGTTTCGTTACTCTCTCTTAAAATACCTATAGGCATCATTTCAAGATTTGTAACAGTACTGTAAACTCTTCTTACTTCAGGAAAGGTATTAGTAGTTAAATCATAAAGCCAATACCTCCACTCACTAGATGATGTAACCCAGTACGTAGCTATAACGTATACTTTTATAGGATACGCACTGTAACTAAGCGTAGTAGAAATAGTAGCAATTGAAGCAGAAGGCATAGTTGTATTATCTGTTTGTACAGAATTAGCTGCTGCCCACGTTATGTTTGTTGTTATTGAAGACTTACCTACAGCTAGTGAAGTCAGTTCAAAACTAGTTTGTGTAGATATACTACTAATACTAACTGCCATACTTACACTACCAGAAGATAATACACCTCCTGTTGTACCTATAGTAAAAGTAGCAGTGGTACTATTTGCTGGTATAACTACACTAGAAACACCAGTGTAATGAGTGCCATTTACAGCACTTCCTGTGTAAGCTAGGTTTACTGTTACTGTGTTACCAGAAGGAACAGGTCTGTCTATGCTTATTGTATAGCTAGTGGTAGTGTTTCCTTGCTGTACTTCAGAAGGACCAGATAAGTAAAAGGTAGTAATTGGTCTTATTCTGGTAATTGGCATACTGTAAGTATTGTTACCAGCGTTGTACGTAATAGCTCCTAGTGCGTAATTTGTCCAAGTACCATAAGCGTCTGTGTAAGTAAGAGTGTTAGACCAAGGGTGGTATGAAAAGTTGTCTTGTAGGTAATGCTTATAGTACTCTTCTTTAGATGGGTGTCTCTCAGTTACAGTAATAAGTGTAGGTGAACTGCTGGGTGTGCCATATGGTCTGTTAGGAACATATATATTTAGAGCATCTACAATTGCAGATTTATTTATACTACTTGTTTTTATATTTGAAGTAGGCAGCTCATAAGGGTAAGCACCAGATTCTGCAAAAGTGTAGTAGCCGTCTATCATAACTGATCCCATAAACGCATGTTTTATAAAAGCAGAAGTTAAAGGAACATCAGGATTTTTAGTATGTTCTACAGCAATTTTTGTTATAGCATCACTTTCTAAGTCCATAGAATCAGGGTAAAGTTTTTGTGATACTAACTGAACATTAACTACAGTCTGGTCTTCTATACCGAATACTCCAGCAACTATCTCTAGTGCTGGCATTACTATTTCATCCCATATTCCCTCAACGATTCCAGTAACAACATCATCTACTACCTCTATGATGTCGTCTATGATGTCGTCTATGATTTCTACTAGGTCACTCATAGCCAGTTCAACTTCTTTATAAGGGTTTCTATTTTTAACTTAAATAAGTCTACACGAATAACAACAGGAGTACCAAACTCGTACCATTTACGTATGCTTTTAATAGTTAGAAAACTTTTAAACTTTATAACTCCTTCATTTTTGTGGGGTGTAAAACTTAGTAACTTTGTATTAGGATCTATGTCTTCAGAAAAAACACCTGTAAATAACGCTAACATTCCTAGTGGGTTATTATCACCATAGAAAATTAATCCGTTTGATTTATAACGGTCTAATCTTGTGTAGTATAGAAAGCAAGAACCATCAACTAAGCAGTAAGCTGTACTTTCTTCTATGGATTTTAGCATTGCAGTCTTATACTTTTCTGAAGTACCAGAAGGAAGTATATGGGATACAGTAGAGTAATGGGTTACTATGTCTTCTTTAGTGCATTTCCTTACACTTTGGCGTATTAATTCTGGGGTGAACGATTGGTATTTCATGTAAACCTAGTGTTTATTTATTGTACATGCACCGAAAAACCCACCTGCTCCATTAGCTACAGCTAGTATAGTTCCTTTTATACTATCATCAGATAGTACCATACATACTTCTAGTAGGCTGCTTATACCCTGTGTGTGTCCTATATCTTGCTTGTAAGCTATTGGTGTAGCTAAGGCAGCTAGATCTACTTCTGCTTCAGTATTAGATGGTGTGCCTGTTCCGTGTAGTTTAACATAGTCAACAGGGTAACTTGGTATTAATGTGTTTAAGTTATCTCTTGTAAAATAGAAAGCATTTCTGTTGTAAACAAAGTCGAATCTAGAGTCTACTATGTCGTTACCACCTGCACCTAACTTCATATACACAAACCCATCACCACACATGAGTTTTATCTTAATCTCTCTAAAAGACCTTAAAGTTTCTTTAGATGTACGCTCACCACCAATAATAATAACTTCTTCACATATACCTGAGTCTAACCAAGAGTTAGCTATGGTAAGTGCTTGTACACCGCTAGAGCATGTACCACTGGTAGTGGTTGCTACTTTTATATGCTCTGGATTTTTAAAACTACCTATCCATTTATGCATAATATAGCTAGTGCCGCATGTTAATGCCACTAGGTACTTAGTGGAATCATTACGAGAAACACCACTTTCAGCTTGTGAAATAGTGAAACCATCAACGTATATAAAACCTGTATCCTTAGTCAGCTCTACGTTTAAGTCAGCTAACTTAATGAACTGGTTTACAGAGGATAAGTCTCTATCTAGTTCTGGTATAGCGAAATAGTCTTCTCTTCTTTCCGTTGGAACTATGTGCTTGTACGAGAGGATTTGCATGTGTTCACTAAGTCCTTAACCGATAGTTTAAATTGATCTAGGGTTTCTACCAACTTTTCATCTATGTCATATTCTGCGGAAAGCATTAGCAACACCATTGAAACACCCAGACTATCTAGCTCACTGTCCATAAACATATCGTCCATGAGAAGTGGCATACCATTCTCAGAGGCAACTTGTGTATTTATATTAGCTAGTATCTCTTCTTCTTCAGTCATTATGGTATTGCTGTTCCACCAACGTCAGTCATTATACTGTTGTATAAGTTCTTGGTGTTAGCTTCTACGGTAGTACTAGGAGGATCACCTGTTTTAATTACGGAGTAGTAAATAGCCCAAGTCTCTAAGGCTTTAGCTAGTACTTTTTGTTTAGAGTCTACTTTAAATCCTAAAGTCTGTGCTACTATTAAGTCATCTTTTTTATCTTCAGTAACTTTTTGTGACTGCATTAACAAGTTCTGTGACCCAAGAAGTGTAATCTTAGCTGCTCCTTCAAGTACTTGTTTATCTACTAACAAACCTTGTTTACCAGTTAATGCTATCTTAGCTGTTCCTTCTTCTATCTGCTTATCTATCATAAGCCCTTGTTTCGTGTCTAGGCTAATTTTAGATGAACCTTCTTCTACCTGCTTGTCTACTAGTAAACCTTGCTTAGTTTCTATAGCTATCTTAGAACTTCCTTGCTCTACTTGTTTGTCTATTAGAACTCCTTGTTTTGTGTCTAGCGTAATCTTAGAAGTAGTTTCTTCAACCTGTTTATCTACTAGCAACTTTTGTGACTGTAGCATAGCAGATTGGTCTATCTGTATTTGAGTTTCTAAATATATCTTAGCTGATGTCTGAATTGCTGCTTGCATAGCACCAAGGTATACGTTGGCGTAATCAACGTTACTGATAGCTCCTGCTGTGTATTGGGATTTTATATGAGCAGTGATGGTTTCCATCATGTTGTCAAAAATACCACTACCAGTTACGGCAAAGGTAGTACCATCAGTAGCTACATTATTTGTAAATTCAGTAAAAGCTAAAGTCATTGTTATTCACTTTCTCCGTAGCTAATAGCGTATTTCTTAACGCGAGTTGCTACTTTGTTTCCAGTACGCTTACCATCAATAATTTCATCTTTGTGCAGAGTCATCATTGCTGAATTAGCAATTTTAATTAAAGACACTTCTAGTTCTACAGGGATGTCTAGTGGTACATTCTTAGCCATACCGAAAAAGTTATTCTCAAAACTTAGGTGTGCAGTAGTAACCATGTCAGCTTCACGTACATCTTTATTAGTAATTGTTACTACTTTAGTAAGGAAAGCTTCTTTTTTTGCTACTGCTATTTTTTGACGAGAACTTAAAACAGTATCTTTTTTTGTTTCTGCCTTAGCAGGTGCAGAGGAGGCAAGGGTTTCGTCTGGCGAAATAACACCTTTAGCCTCATCTACTAAATTTTTAAGTTTGGTAGTTTGTATATTACTTTGGAAACTTAGCCCAAGGGTATTAGCTTCTTCTACTAGTATTGATCTTTCTGTTGGTTGTGGCATGTTAAATCTTCTCAGTTGTTTAACGGGTTATAATAAATGGCTAGGACTCAAATGAATCCCAGCCATGTTCTACTTTACTCTACTGCTTACGAACTAGCGCAAACATATCCTTTAAGTAAACGTTCTTCGCGCAAGATGATACCTGCATACCACATGTTGTAGCTGAAGAAACCTTGATTACCATAAGGGTTAGCAAGTTCAGTCTTCTCAGGAGACTGACTGTTGAACTTGATTTTTCCTTTACCTTTAAGACCAACAGTAGCAAAAGAGCCTTTAGTTGGGAAAAGAATTGGGAAAACGTCAAAGTTGTCTCTGTCACCAGCAGTAGCAGAAGTATTATCTGTACCACCACTAGCAGAAAGAGCACCAACGTAGCTTTGAGGTACAACAGCACCACCAGCAGCGTATACAACAGCAGATTCTGACTCAATGAAACGAACATCGTTCATTGCGCCAACTTCGCCTTCAGCTAGGTTAGTAGCGTCTGCATACTTGTATGCTGGAACATAAGCGAACTCTTCAGCATTACCAGAACCTTTTGTAAGACCTTCAAGGTCATACTTAATTTCTGGGCCAATGATTGCATAAAACGCTTTATTGATTACACGGGTATCAATTTTAGTTGAACCTGTAACAATAGAAGTGTTTTTCTCAGCACGGTTACGTACAAGACGACGAGAGATCTTACGAACCATATCATAAGAAACTTGAGAATCCACATCGTCAGAACCTGAAGCAGAAGTGGTATCCTGTCCTACTGTCACAAGTGAAGTAGCAGTACCTACATACTGAATAGTAGTGGTATCAAGCATGTCTAACTGAATAAGATCTTCAGAACGACGATTAGCTAGATGACCTAACTCTTCACGATACTGAACCTGAACCATATCTTCAGAGAACATAGTAACGTCATCAGTGTAGTCTAACATCTCACCATATCGTGCAAACGCACAACTAATAGTTACTTTCTTTAAAGCAACCTTGTTTACTGCAGCTGCGCCTTCAGCAAGAGTAGGCATTCCAGATGATACGTCAGTAATATTACGTGCTGACAAATAACCTTTAGTGCCAAAAGCTGCGTTAGTTCCACCAACTTGTGAGCTTGGATCTAGAATACGATCATAGATATGAAGGAACTTACTAACCTTGTAAGTTTTGCCCATGTTCATAGGCATAGAACGACGATCAGAGAACTGAGCGTATACGTTTACGGCATTCGCAGCTTTAACACCTGCTTTGTCGTAATAATGAACAACAGTATTCGGACCGCCTGTGGCGTTCGTTCCTGCGTTATATTGATTTGTAGCCATTTTAGTTTACCATTTAATAAGTTTAATTTGCTTGTTCAAGATTCTTGTACCAAGCATCAAATTTTTCATCATTTCCATCGTCTAAATAATCGACGACACTTTTTTGTCCAGAACGGGAGCCTGTTGAAGTAGCTGCCCGTTTTGATTCAGCTTCTGATGATTCCTTACCAAATTTTGTTTCTGCTTCTTGTGCGCCTTTATTCAGATCATCTACCTGTTTCTGACCGTTATCAGTTTGAGTAGCTTTCTGGTATTCAGCACCTGCAAGAAGATAGTAATCTAAACTGGACTTAGAATTTCCATCTAACATCTGTAACTTTGCTGCTTCAGGAGCTACTTTAGCGTAGACACCTGATTTTACATCATTGTGCAGACCCAGAATAATATCGGGGTTGTCTGCAACACTTTTCCTAGACATATCATCCCACTGTTTGTCTATAACGTCAACAGTAGTACTATACTCTGGGTCTTTAGATATCTGAGAGTCTATCTCGTCTATCTTTATTTCAAAATCAGTTTTACCGTACCTTGTTGGGTTATACGGTGCATCATCATCCTCAAAACTTAAATCACTAAGATCTATATCTCTATCTGCAGCTAGTTTCTTTATAGCACCTTTGTCACCCTTTAAGATGTCTAGTGCCATATCAAACTGGTCTTGGGTGATACTTTCTTCTTCCAAGGCAGAAATCATTTTACGGTAAGGAGCTATCTTCTGCATTTTCTGCGTGTAGTCCATAGCTTTACCGAACACACCTTCAAACTGAGACATAATTTCGTCATCAGTAAATTCAAAGTCCTGTCCGTTAGCTTTAAACTTACGTTTAATAGCTTCCTTTACTTCATCTTCTTTAACTTCTTCTGATAAAGGTTCTTCTTCACTAGCAACTTCTTCAGAAGTTTCTGATGTTGTGTCTTCACTATCAGAGTCACTAACTGTTTCTTCAATAGGTTCATCTATTTGATCACTAGTGTCAGTATCGACTGTTTCAACACTATCACTAGTAGGATCAGATTTTTCTTCTTCCCTTCGGATAGCATTAATAGCATCCATAGGATCTATATCATTTTCTAAAATCTCGTCTTCTGAAAGTTCCTGAGACATTATTCAGGATCTCCTTCTGTACCTTCTTGAGTAGCTCCTTCGTAAAAGTTTTCAATCATAGCAAAAAAGTACTGCAGATTGCTCACAGAAACGAGGTCTTCCATTACATCACCACGTTCACCACGTTGTTTAATTCCTGGGACTGCTAAAAGACTAACAGAAGATTTAACCTTTTTAGTTAAGTAACCTTCCATAATAACTTTTATAAAGTCAGGATTCTTTTGTAAACGGTGTAAAGCCTCACCCATGTCTAGGTACTCGTTTAACTCTACTGTCTCTAATTCTACTTCGTTTTCTGGGTTGCTCACGATGAGTCCTCTGGTTTATGTAAATAAGTTTTTTATTTATACTATAATTTAATTAACTTGTAAACTAGTACTGTATCTAATGTTTACAGGTATCCCACTATTAATGGTGTATTACTTGTGTTAACCATTCATAATATCTGCAGACTTTAAGTCTAGTTTTGTCATACGATCATGATCCTTCTTCGTTAATTCGTCAGCCATGTCTTCACCTGTAACCTTACTCATAAAGTCTAGATCTTTAATGTCTGTATCTGAATTTACAAGTCTTGCTTTAGCTTCAGCTAGTACAGCGTTAGCAGTTTTAAGTCGCATATCAACTTGATTTTCCATAGCCCTAGATTCACGCTCATTAATCTCAGCTTCCAGCTTACGCATCTCTAGAGAATGCATCTGTGCTTGATGCTCATCAGGTTGTGGTTGATATTCTTTAAGTGACTTGGCTAGGTCTGGCATTTTATGTAACCTAGCTACCTGACTCATAAGAAGATTTCTCATTCCTGCGTCCATACCTTGTCCAAGTGTTTGCAGTAAGAATGAAAGTTGTTGTCCTTTACTTGAGTTATCTTCAGCTGTTGATACTTCTATTTCAATATCAATGTCACCTCTAAGATCGTCTTTCCTTATTGTTACAAACTCTTCATTTGTTATACGAACAACCTCTTCGTCTTTTAACCACTTAGAGTTGTACGATAACCATTTACGCATAAGAGGTTTAACTAAGTTTTCAGCTATGTTTCTTACAATATCCAATCTTCGTACAGACACAGCATCTAGTGCTCCTCTGGCAGAAGTAGCTGTTGAACCTAAACTTGCTCCACTAATACCACCAGCAAAACCTTTTACACCAGTAATAGATTCTGTCTCGTTATTAACTAGCTCTAATACAGAAAACACACTACTAGGTATAGGGTTGTAAGAACCTTCAAAAAAGTCACTAGACGAAGTGTTGTATTCAAAGTGTTTGTTACCAAGAAATCTTTTTCTGTTAAGTGTATCTAAGGCACCTTTACGTATACCTTTCTGACCATTATTAGAATTAGCCATGTTATCTATAATTCCACGCTTTATAGCGGTAGATATCTTTTGGTTATCACCAATAGTTTCTGCGTTAGCTTCACCTGTCATTTGGAAAGGTATAGAGTTATGAGCTACTACTAAGAATGGTATTTTATCATCAGGGTAAGGATTAGATTCTAGTCTAATAATAGTGTTGTTTATCCAAGTACAGACAATAGGTTTAGCTATACCAGTGTCTTCAATATCGTAATTACCCCAGTACTCATGAACAATTATTTTCTTTCTTGGTTGGTCTTTAAACTCAAAGTTTGTGTCATCTTCATTTTCAAAGTCACCTGTGTCTTTAACTAGGTTAAGTGCTACCTTATCCAGTTCTTTCTTCTTATACTTCTTGCTAGTTCTAAGAGTGGTTAGATCACTTTCATACCTATGTATTATAAACTGGCATTTATCAATATCACCAAGACAAGTAGGATCAATGTAAATATCTTCTATACGACAAGTTTCAGCATAAGGTTTATTTACAGTAACATTTAGTTCTTTTACTAGTTTTGTACCTGTCTGTACAGGTTCCATAGTAGCTGGGTCTAACTCGTAAGTAGGGTACTCAACTTCAACTTCTTCATCTGCGTAGTCCCATGAACACTTAACTACAAGTGTACCCTCAGTAGTAAGTAGCTTTACTGCATCGGTAATAAACTTATACCTATTAAACTTTCTAGTAAACTGGTAGTTAAGTACTAATTCATTTTGTTCCGCTGCAGCTCTATCTTCTGATGTGATAGGTACACACTTTATAATATCACTAGTAGATAAAAAGGGATCTTTTAGAGAAGCATGTTGCCATTCATCTTGACGTTTTATGTCTCTAGACACTAATGAAGATTTACCTTTTACTTCATTACCGTAGTTTTCTCCGTTGTAAGCTTTCTTCCAAGTTTCTACTTGGCTTACAGTTTCTAAACGAAGGTTATCTGCAGCAGTTAAATCATCTTTTAGACTACTTAAAATTTTAGCTTTATCTACCATCTTGAAAACCTTTTTGAATTTTATTTAAGATAGTAAACATTACTTACCACCTTTATTGTGCAAATCAAATAGTGTCTTAACTTTATCAGATAAGATTTCTATACTGAGATTCATTTTAGCTAGTACAACAACAAGAGTAATAGCAGCAAGTACAATAGGCCAAATAGACATTAGTTCATCGATAATCATTTTGCCACCCTGTATAGTTCCCTAATATCTGATTGCATATCTCTTATAATATCTTCTTGTAGTTTGTAACCAGATTTTAATTGTTCAATTTGGTTATCTCTTACTTTTAACTCTAACTCTATACGTTCTTCACGAACAAGCATTTGTTTTAGTTCTGATACATCAACACTTAAACTTTGCATAGAGTGATAGAAGGCAAATCCACCAGATACACCAGCAAACGCTAACATAAGGATAGGCCAGTATTTCAGTAGTGATGATATTTGGTCTGTCATTACTGGTCACTTTTCCTGTGGAACTCTTTAGAATCCTTGTGTTTGTAATACCAATTAATTACAACAGAAACTAAGGCAATACCTAATGACACCAACGCTACCCAAGGTATATCTGTTGTAGTAGTTGTGGTACTAGTTACTAGTGCAACTGAAGTAGCCGTGTATGTAGTAGGTTGTGTGAACGCTGCTACAGTATCACTTACACTCATAACTTGACTCCTCTGCTACCAAACCACCAAAGTACTGCTGTAACTGTTAGAAATACAGCTTGATTTATAATATGTGAGTACAATGTGTAAAGATCTGATACAGGAAGTGAGTTCAAACCTCCTAGTAACGCACTAATGTTATATGTTATAAACGTTACTATAACTAGTAGGTATATAGTTATGGCAGGTCGCATTAGTGAACGTACACCGTCAATCCATTTAATACCAACTGGTTTAGACGAAACTAATTGAGATGCTGTAAATGCTTCTCCTGCTGATATTTCACTTTGTATATCAGCTTCTGCGATAGTCATATCAATTTTTTTATCAGCCATTGCTAAAGCTTGTTCTGACTCAGCCGCATCACGCTTTAAATCAACTTCAGCCATTGATAACTCATGAAGATTATTTAATTCATCGCTCTTGCGTTGCTCACGTTTAGCCATGTAGCTACCAACTAAACCGACAATCGCACCTAATCCTGATGAACTAGCTATTCCAAGAATTGCATCTAACACGGAGTATCTCCAATAATGTGTAAATTAAAACTTTTCTTACTTTGTAACTTGTTAAATTTAACTAAAGCCGTACCAGAA